TCCAGCTTGGCTTGCAAACATAAAAGCAAAAATTGACAACGCTAAAAAATTATTAGAGTTTAATGACTTGGTATTTAAATTGGGTTGGTTAGATAAAACAAAATTAAAAACCTACACTATCGATGAGTTAAAAGAAGCTTTTAAACCTATACCAGGATTTGGTAATATTATTCAAGGAATAGCATCATTGTCAGAATTTAAAAATAAAGTTGAGGACATTAAAGGTCAAATCGATAGTAAAATAGAACAATCAAAATCACTAAAGACCCAAGCACTTACTACGGTTTCATCAACAATAGATAGTGTTAAAGATGCTCCAAATACAATGTTAGGTTCTGGTCAAGTAGAACAATTAAAACAAAACTTGGAAGATTTTGAGTTAGAAGGTAATGACATTAATACTTATAAAGGAGCACCACAATTAAAATCAAGAATTACAGAATACGAAGAAGCAAAAGAAACACTTGATAATAGTTTTGGAGACGACAGATTACTTGCACAAAAACAATTTGAGGATAAAGAAGAAAGATTACGAAACCATATTATTTTGGGAGAAGTAAATTCTTTCGGTGATAAAATAATTGAAATAGATACTGAAGTTACTTCATTGGAAGGTTCTAAAACTTTAGCAGATAGTATAGCAGATTTACAAACAGAAATAGAGGAGTAAAATGAAGAAAAGTGACTTAATAAAAATAATCGAATTAGTTGTCCGTAAAGAAGTCAAAAAACAGATGACCGAGATATTTATTAATGAAGAAAAAGAAATCAGTTTATCAGAAACGATTTCTAAACCTAAACCTAAAAAGGTTGTCAATAAACCAAAAAAACAATACTCAAAAGATAAAACTCTAAATGAAGTGTTGAACAATACCAAACCATTAGGAGCACCATCAGAATTTGATGAGTACCCAACATTAGGTGGTGGAGTATTAGGTAGTGATAATATGGCAGAAGTCTTAGGTTATGGAGATTTAGGTCGTGGACAGAATAAAGAAAAGGCACGAGAAATGGGAGCAGTTCAAACTATTAAGAAAGCTGGTGTTTCAGTAGACGCAGTTCCTGATGATGTTCAGAATGCATTAACTCGTGATTATTCTGGTTTGATGAAAGCAATTAATAAAAAGAAATCAGGTGAAGGTAATTATAGACCATAATGGCAAGTGTAAGAGAAATAGATAGAGATAGTAATGTTAAGGTTGGAATAAGATTTCCATTGGATTATAGTCCAGATGGATTTTTCTATTCAACAAAAACCGTATTAGAACAATCAAAATCCAACATTATAAATTTACTATTAACTCAAAAAGGTGAAAGAGTAATGCAACCAAACTTTGGTTCAAGACTAAAAGAATTGTTATTTGAACAAATCACACCAACAACAATTGATACAATTGAAAATGAAATAAGAGAATCTATTTCTACACAACTTCCACATATTATTTTAAATGATGTGTTGGTCGTACCGAGTAATGAAAAGAATATGATAAATGTTCAAATAGATTACTCTACAAGATTAGAACCAGATACCTTTGATTCTATAACATTTAATTTTGAAGTTGGAGAATAAAAATGCCGAGTATTAATCCACAAGAAGTAGATTACGGAACGAATAAAAAAGTCGTAAAAAAAGAAGTAAATTATCTTGGGAGAGATTTTGCTAACATTAGAAATAATCTAATTGAGTTTGCTAAATCATATTTCCCAAATCAATACAATGACTTCAATGAAGCATCACCGGGTATGATGTTTGTTGAGATGGCTGCATATGTAGGTGATGTATTGAATTACTATGTTGATAATCAATTTAGAGAAACACTTTTACATCACGCAGAAGAAAGAAAAAATATCTATGAGATTGCACAATCGTTTGGATATAAACCAAAACTTTCTTGTCCATCTACGGTAAAACTTACTTTTACAATTGATGTTCCTGCTAAACTTGTTAGTGGAAACTATGTTCCAAATTTAGATTATGCAATCACAATTGATTCTAATTCTACGATATCGGCAAACAACGGAACAGAATTTACATTGTTGGACGATGTTAATTTTAAAACATCAGGTTCCTTAGACACAATGGATGTTGCACCATTAACACCAACATCAGGTAATGTTCCTACAAACTTTAGACTTACTAAAACCGGTATGGCTAAATCAGGAACAAGAACATCAGAAACATTCTCTTTTGGACCTTCAAAAAAGTTTGACAAAATCACATTAGCAAATGAAAGAGTAAATGAAATTATTTCCATTACTGACTCAAACAATAATAAATGGTATCAAGTTCCATTTTTAGCACAAGATACTGTTTTTGAATCTGAAGAAAATACTGAACTTAACGACCCAGGTCTTTCATCACATAAAAATGATACACCTTATTTATTAAAACTTATCAAAACATCAAGAAGATTTACAACAAGAGTTCGTGATGATAATCGTATGGAGATAAGATTTGGTTCAGGTATTAGTGATAACGCTGATGAAGAGATTATTCCAAATCCAGATAATGTTGGTTCAGCATTAGGATTTGGTGTTTCAAGATTGGATGAATCATTTGACCCAACCAACTTTATGAAAACACAAACATTTGGGTTGGCTCCAAGTAATACAACACTTACTGTAAATTACAATTATGGTGGAACAATAGAACACAATGTAGCACCAAGAACAATTACAAGTTTTAAAACACTCAATACTTCAAACTCTACAACAGGTCTTGATTCAGCACTAACATCATTAGTAACTGATAGTATTAGTGTGGTTAATTTAGAAAGAGCTACTGGTGGTGCAAGTGAAGAATCATTACAAGAAATAAAATTAAATGCAGGTGCATACTTTAATGCTCAGAATAGAGCAGTTACCAAAGAAGATTACATCACAAGAGTTTATTCATTACCACAAAAATATGGAAACATAGCAAAAGCATATATTGTTCAAGATGAACAATTAGAACAAGAAGGACAATTAGAAGTTATCAATGGACAAGTAAAACAAATTAAATCTATTGATGTTGTTCCTAATCCATTGGCTATGAATATGTATGTATTGGGATATACCGCGGATAAAAAACTTACACAATTAAATCAAGCAGTAAAACAAAATTTAAAAACATATCTTTCACAATACAGAGTATTGACAGATGCAATCAACATCAAAGACGGATACATTATTAATGTAGGTGTAAGATTTAGTATTATTGTTCGTTCAGGATATAATAAAAACGAAGTATTGTTTAGAGCGATACAAGCAGTTAAACGACACTTTGATACACAAAAAAGGCAAATCAATCAACCAATCGTATTGAATGATATTGCTTATGTTATCTCATTGGTCGAAGGTGTAATCTCAGTAGTTCCACCACAAGATAATAATCCAGAGAAAAATATTGTTGTGATTGAAAACAAACACAAAGTATCTGAAGGATATAGTGGAAACATTTATGATACAGATGCAGCTACAAGAGACGGGATTGTTTATCCTTCATTAGACCCAAGTATATTTGAATTAAAATACCCAAACATAGATATTCAGGGTAGAGTAGTAGGAGATAGATAATGCATTATTTTATATTCGGAGATAAAGACGCAACCATATATTCAGGTGGTACAACATCATCTATCAATACAGGTGCAGATGAAATTTTAGAAATCAATAAAGTTGTAAATCAAAATGGTTCAGTCCAAAACATTTCAAGAGCATTAATACAATTTGATTATACAGATATTTCATCATCAATTCAACAAGGTAAGATTCCTTCAACTGCAAAATATTATTTAAATTTATATGATGCAGGTTCAACTGAATTATTAAGAAATCAAAATTTATTTGCTTATATGGTAAGTGGTAGTAGTTGGACTGAGGGTAATGGTAAACTTGACCACAACCCAGTAACGACTGACGGAGTAAGTTATCAATATAGAAACCACGACGAACAAACACCTTGGGTAACTGGTTCAGTATTGACTGACGGAGGTTCTTGGTGGACAGGTAGTCAAGGTGGACAATACAAAGTTAGTTCATCATTTGCAATGACCAAATCAACACAAGATGTAAGAATTGATGTTTCAGATTTAGTTAAGAATCATATTTACTCTTCATCATTATTTCCTAATCAAGGATTTATAATTAAAAGAGAATCATTGTACACAGGTTCAAGTGATTTTTCATACAATCCAGGAAGTGATACAACAAAAGATGAAAGTAGTTCAACAAGATTAGGAAACTTAAAATTTTTCTCAACAGATACTCATACAATTTATCCACCGAAATTAGAAGTAATGTGGAATGATAGTTCTTGGTCAACAGGAAGTTTATCAGCATTGAGTTCAACAGATTTAGAAAACTTAAAAGTTTATTTTAAAAACTTAAGAACAGAATACAAAGAGGGTTCAATAGTAAAATTAAGAGTAGTGGGTAGAGAGTTATATCCGACAACCGCATTTGCAACTACACCATCAGAACTTACTGTTAAATATTTACCAAGTGGTTCAATATATTATCAAGTAAAAGACGCAGATACAGAAGAAGTAATAGTTCCTTACGGAACAGGTTCAGCCATTAGTTGTGATAGTTCTGGTAATTATTTTAATCTATGGATGAATGGATTTCAATCAGAAAGAAATTATAGATTAGGTGTTAAAATAGTTAGTGGTAGTGGAACAACAGACGAACAGGTTCACTACTTTGATAACGAATATGAATTTAGAGTGGTGAGATAAAATGCCTTATTTACCAAGTTCAGCAAGATTAAAATCAGACTATTATCAAAAGTTATTAGACGCTGATATCATTGAACAACAAGAGTTATTCAAAGATTTAAAATTAAAACAAGAGGTGTCTGGTTCTTCCGATGCAATTCGTCCATTACGAGATGAAGACGGAAATCTAATATCAATAGAATCACCAAAGAACCTTGGTAAATCAATAAATGAAGAATTTGATATCGTTAGATTAGAAAACAGACAACAATATTTTGATGATAAAAACTTATCCAAAATAGACAATCAATTTACTTTCTTTAAACCACCAATCGAACTTGACAAACCAGAAGAAGAAAAAGAAAAAGAAATTATTAAAGTAGAAATCAAGAGAGAAGAAAAGAAATCAAAACCAGACTTACATTTAAAGAAAGCAATGGTTAGATTTATCAATAGAACATTAAGAGTTAACTATCCTTTAAATATGAGTACAAACTTGTTAAACTCAAAAATATTAGAAGTGATAAAAAAATATGTAAATCCAAAAAAGAAAATGGTAGGTTCTACATTCTTAGCATCATATTTGACAAGACAAAAGAAAAACAAAAATAGTTTAAATCAATTTATGGTTCCGATTCAACTTCCTAAATTTAAATTCTTTTTTGGTTCTATTATGGCATTAACAAGATTACAGGGGTATATTAAAAATTTACAATACCAAAAAATATATGATGAATTTATTTTCACTAACAAAGAGTTAATAAAGTTTTGGGGACAAGCAAATGAAAATGCACCAAGAGAAGAATTCGATATGTTTAGTGTAAGTGGATTAGAAGATACGGTTGAGGTCAAATAATGGCAAGAGAATACGGATTTACAGAAAAAGAAAAGTCAACTTATTATTTACCAAATAGAGTATATAGTAGTTTTGGTCGTGATAATGACGACGACTTTATCGCACTTTACATTTATGATGAAAACGATGAAAATCTTTTAGACACTATATTTTTAGAAACAGAAGACATTGATTTAGATTCAGGTGAAAACTTTATAGATTTAAACATATCAGAACATTTAAGAAAAGCAGGATACACAGAAGGTAATTTTAATGTTACTTATAAATTTCTTAGAAGACTTGCTGGTATAGAAAGAGAAGTATATGTTTTAAGTAATGGAGATGTTTATAATGGATTGGTTAAAGAAAAAAAAATAAACGATGAAATAAGATACTTTACTGCACAACCAGAACAAAAGGGAGATAGAAGATTTGATTACCCACAAATCGCAGAACAAGAAGTATTTAAAAGAGATTTAACTTATGTAATAGATGAAATATCACCTGACAGAACTGAGTTAATTGTCGAACGAGATGAAATAATTAAAAACTCAGAATACATTGATGACTTTAAGTCTATGTCAGAAATGATAGAATATAAACCATTAAGAATTAATAACGCAGGTAAAATAAAATTTGATACCAAAGACCCATATGTTTTAGAATTTGATATCAATGATTTGGATAGAGGGTTTACACAAAATATGGTAGGTGGGGAAATCATTATACCTAAATTATATCAAATAGAAAACGAAACAACAACCAATGAAGATGTTATTGTTGATGAAATAGTTGAGGTAGATTTCTTTGAACCAGAACCAGAAGAAGAATTAGATAAAGGTTTATTACAAGAAAGATTAGATAACGGAGACGCATCTGACTTCCGTGGTTTATCAAACAATGATTTAATAGAAATATTAAGAAACGACCCAGATGAAAATGAAAGAGAATTGGCAGATTTCGCATTACAAGAACGAGCAAACGAGCAAAGATAATGGCAAGGTCAGAAAGAGCAAAACAATTAGAACAACAACTTATCCAACAAGGTAGAATACTTCCACCAAGAAGACAAGGTGCTGCAAGAAATGCATATATTGACTTTGATGTAACGGGTAGAGCAGACTTAGGAGAAGAAGGTGGACCACTATCACCAGGAAACGGATTACCAATTGGTGGTTTGATTCAAGGTGGTGATGGTTATGGATTATATGGTGGAACTATTTATCAAAAACAAAAAGAATTAGAACGAGACCCAGTTGACCCAATCAGAAGAAAAAAGAAAACTAAAAAGATTGTTAAAGAAAAAATCGTTAGTAGAAAAGTTGTCAAGATAGAGAAAGAAGATAGAGATTATGTAGCACGAATTGATGAAGTATTGGATGCTAATCGTATTAGAGTTTCATTAAGTTATAATGACGGAGTAAATAAAACTAAACACAAAGGTCAAGACCAAAGTGCAGAAAAGTTTACTTATTGGAGAGTTAATTACGACAAAAGTAATGTAAACAGATTTAAAACTTATATGATTAATGGTAATAAACATTTTCTATTGGTTAACGATAAATTAGGTTCAGACAACTTATCAAGAAAAGTAAAATTAAAACAACCATTAACAACAGACTTGGATAGATTGGATAGAGTTTATTTTGCAGAAAAAAGACTACCAGACTATAAAGATAAAATTAAATTGGTTCCATTTGTTGACAGACCAGATGATGGAATATTTTTAAGAATACCTAATTTAAATTCAGTTGACAATCCTATCAATTGGGAATCAACTCAATTCCAAACTCACAATGATTTATTAGGAACCGATACATTATTAAATTTTGATTTAGAAGAAAAACTTATATCAGGTAGTTTATTAAGAACACAACCTACCGTAGATTATCAAAGAACAACAACTGATGTCAATGTAGATTTAGATGATACCGGATTTGGTAATTATGTAAACTTTTCTTCAGCTGAATCAAGATTAAAAAACTTTAAGAAAAAGTTAGAATTGATTGAAGGATATAATTCAACAAGTTCATCATTAACTTCTATATCGAGTTCTGCAGATAGAATTTCTTATGTAGAAAAACAAAGAAAACGAGTTATCAATTCCTTTGACCCATTTGAACATTATTTGTATTTTGAAAGTTCATCTTTCTCAAGTGGTTCCAATGGAATATTTCACGATACATCTTGGCCAAAAACCAATTCATCTGCACCATATACATTAGCATCAGTCGGTAGCACACAATCGACAACTTGGTACAACAATATGATATTGAGTGCTTCCAATTATGATTTCAATAATCCAAACTCTTTAAGAAACTCTTTACCAGAACACATTTACGCAGATACTCAAAACAATGTATTCTTAGAATTTATGGATATGGTTGGACAACAATTTGATGAGATATGGGTTTATGTAAAACATATGACCGATGTCAATAAACGAGTAGAAAAATTATCAGAAGGTATATCAAAAGATGTTGCACGAGAGTTTGCTAAATCACTTGGATTAAATTTATATAGTGGTAATGACTTGGTGAATTTACCTGAATATTTATTAGGTAAAAACCCAGATGGTTCAACAAAATATGAAACACCACAAGAACAAATAACAGAAGAAATATGGAAACGAATACTTGCTAATCTACCTTTCTTTATCAAAGCAAAAGGAACGGAAAGAGCCGTTAAGGGATTACTAAGTTGTTATGGTATTCCAAGTTCAATACTTAGAGTTCGTGAGTATGGTGGACCAGATAAAGGAACAAGAGTAAGTTATGAAATTAAAAGAAAGTTTACAAGAGCATTAGACTTTAAGGGTTCACAATACATACAAGTTCCTTGGAAAATTGACACTAATAGTATGGTTCCACAAACAACAGAATTTAGATTTAGAACACCATACAAATCAGAACAAGTTGTATATAAAAAAGGTACTGATTTTGCATTAAAACTTATCAATAGTGGTTCAACTAATTATGGATATGTTAGATTTGCGGTTAGTTCATCAACAGGTGTATCAAACTTAGACACACCAAAATTAAAATTATTCAACGATGATTTCTGGTCAGTTATGTTGACAAGAAAATTATCAACCGGAGCAGCTTTAATTAGTGACAATGTAGACGGAACATCTGCATTATCAGCATCTTATAATCAAAAAGTTGTTAATAGACCAGCATCTACAAACTTTCTTGGTGGAGATGGAAACACTTGGGGTAGTCAACAATTTAGTGGTTCATTAATGGAATTTAGATTTTGGTCAGAACCATTAAGTCAAAGTGTATTTGATAATCACGTTCGTGTTCCAAAAGCATACAATGGCAATTATTCAGGTTCATCTTATGACAATTTATTATTTAGATTACCATTAGACGATAATAGAAATCTACAAACAAATCCAACTGCATCTGAAGTGTCTTATTTAAATACTTACCAAGGAAATATTACAGGTAGTAACATCAATGGATTTACAGGAAACTTTTACAGAACATTAGTAGACCAAGAAAAAATGAGAATGCCAAATGTAGGACCTAATCGTAGAAATGCGACCAAGATTAGAATAGAAGACAATTCATTAAAAGTTGGAACCGCACTTTCACCAGATGTTCGTAATGAACAATCATCACAAGACTTTGCACCAATCGATAGTAATCGTTTAGGTGTTTACTTTTCACCAGTTGATATCATTAATGAGGATATTGTTTATAGTATTGCAGACTTATCTTTTGATGATTTAATCGGAGACCCAAGAGATGAGTTTGAATATTCTTACAGAAGATTATCAAAACTACAAAGAGATTATTTTAAACGATACAACAGGTCAAACAATTTTTGGGATTACTTAAGAATATTAAGTTATTATGATTCAAGTGTATTTACACAAGTCAGACAATTATTACCAGCCCGTGCTAACTCAACATTAGGTGTATTAATAGAACCAAATATTTTAGAAAGAAGTAAAGAAGTATTGGGTAAACAACCAAGTTTCACAAATCGTTATTATGAAAACGCTACACCATTTAATGACGGAGTATTGGTAACAAGAATCAATAATGATAATCCAGAATCAAAATTTAGTATGTTGGATAGTAGTTATGATACATACGAAGGAACATTTAATGTGGCATTTGAAACAGGTTCTAACATTGGTTTCTTGGGAATGCCAACACTAACAAGTAATATCATTGGAAACAACGATAAAAACTTTGGATTTGGAACTACATACTTAGAAGCAAGTGCTTCAATACCACTAACTTTAAACTTAACAGATTTTATAGTTCCGATTATATCAGGTTCGAGAATATCTGAACAGAACCAAGAACAACGACTATTTTTTAACACTACGGTTTCGGCATCAAAAGCTCGTGAAGCTGCAAATCCATTATATTGGGCAAATAGTAGTTCGTTCCATCCAACAGATATAGAAAGTGTTGCGGTATCAACACAATTATTTAGAACATTTTATTTGGGAACACAATTAACAAAGAATAATTCTTTTGACGGAAAAGACCCAATCGAAGTTACAATTGTAGCACCAACAACAATAGTAACACAAGATTCAGATTTGAGCAAACTAAGAACAGAATAAAACAATGGAAAATTTAACTTTCTTATATTTATTATTGAAAAAGAATAGTTATATCATTTCCACAGGAGTAAAATAAATGGGATTTTTAGATAATACAACAATAACAGTAGACGCTATATTGACAAAGAAAGGTCGTGAACTTTTGTCAAGAGGGCAGAATGAATTTAGAATTACAAAGTTTGCATTAGCAGACGACGAAATTGATTACAATTTATACGACACCACACACCCAAATGGTTCAAATTACTATGGTGCGGTGATTGAAAATATGCCTTTATTAGAAGCATTTGTAGATGAAAATCAATTACTAAGATATAAACTAACTACACTTCCAAAGGAAACAGCAAAACTTCCTATCTTGGAATTACCAAATTCATCGATGACATTCAATGGACCAGGTATCACACAAACAATCACACCAAACACAAGAAATGGTGTGGATAGTGCATACACATTTGTTTTACAAGATGCATCAATCGCAAACATTACACCGATTGTAGCAAGAAGTGGAGACCCATTAGGTGAAAGACCAGTAGAAAGAAGATTACCAGATGGTAATTTAGAATTAGATTTTGTAACACCAAGAGCAACTACACCAGTATTCTTAAATGAATCTGAAAGAAAGCGTTCAATTACAATTACTTCTAAAGCAGTAAATATTATTGCGAGGTCAATCACAACACAAAAGTCAACCAATATAACCGTAGTCGGTCTTGATACAGGAGCAACTTATAATTTGCCAATCACTGTAAAAGCAGACCCAAGTAAAATATAAGGAGTAAACGATGTCATTTCAAAGATTCAATAGAGCAGACGACATAGTAGAAAATCAAAGAACGACTATCACGAGTGGTTTATGGACTGGTGGTGGAACACAATTAACAACATTTTTTACAGCATCAACTGCAGGAGAACAAACAGGTTCTTATTTAAATGTTTATAATGTGGACCCAACAGGTAGTTCAGCAGAAGTTCAATTTTCAATTGGATATACAAATGTAAATGGAAGTGGTTCATCAGGAAACACAACCAAATCTACATTAGGTCGTAGACAAACAAGAGCATTGTATGGTCAATTTAGAAATTTACTACTACCACCAAACACTACTGAGTTTAATTTCGGTGGTACTACCGATTTAGCTAATGAAGATTTCTACTTTATTTCATTTAACAGAGCTCGTATGAGAGAAAAAGTTAATCCAGGAAATTGGGAAATTTCTTTAGATAGTGCAGGAAACAAAATTGAACTTATTGACAATAGTTCTACAACATCAGGAGTTACCGTAGACCAAGGTGGTCGTGTGTTTAATATTGTTAGTGGTTCTATTGCAAACGGAGTAATCTCTGAAGGAGCTACTGATGCAGCTATTACAACTGCAACAGGTTCTTATGGATTATTTTACCCTGACTTAGGACTAATTTTACTAAATGCAAGAAAACTTGATGACCAAGTAACAGATATTTCAACAACTCGTAGTGCAGATTCTTTTGATAATAATCCACGAGTATTATTTAATTCATTAGTTCAAGGTGCAAGTTTTAGAGCAAGACGAGAAGAAGAAATTAGTTCAACAAATTACTTTTGTAGAATAAACAACAAGAAGTTTAACTTTAGTTCAAATCCAACATTTGCAACGGCATCTGATGGTTCATTAACTCAACCAACTTTCTTTAAAGACCCACAAACATTTATTACACAAGTAGGTCTTTACAATGATGACAGCGAATTGTTGGCAGTTGCTAAACTATCAAAACCATTATTAAATTCATACGCAAGGGAAGCTATTATTAAAGTGAAACTTGATTTTTAGGACAATCTTATGTTCAAGAATCTTGACCCACAAGACATATCTAAAAAACCATTTTCAAGTTTTAAAAACTTTACATTCACTAACAACGATAGTGGGAGTGGTGTATGGTTGGTAAAGGCTCGTTCAGGTTCTCAATACAATTACGATAGTGGTTCAGACTCAGTTACAAATATCGTTTCAGGTTCCGTAACAACAAGATACTTTGGTTTACCTACTTGGCACTTTTTAAACAAAGTGTTTTACAAAGATGCGGATAAACCATATAGAACTTTCGGAAACAATGACCCATATAAAGAAAATAGAGAACTCAATACAAGTGCAAGTATCATTAGTGTAGCAAGAGGTTTGTATGGGGAACAAATTAAACCTGAATCAGTTGATTTGGACATTACAATCGGTAGCAATACTTTTACACTCAAAGATGACGGAGACGGGAACCTATATGACAATGAACATTCAGCAAGTTTTGCAGCATTTAAATCAAGTTCCTTTAATAGAAGTCAAGGAGTTCAATCTAATGGAAGTGGTTCAGAAGTCGGTAATGTATTTTACTCACAAGGGTTAATTGTATTGACGGATACCGGTTCTTATACAGGTGATTCAACTTCATACACATTAAAATATCAAGCAACACAAACTCATTATGAATATGAATATCGTGTAACAGCAAAACCATATGAGTTCAACACATCAACTAATATCAGTTTAACACCAAATAGAGCAGGAACTTTAACATTACCTAATGGTACGGTAAGTATGTCAAGGTTCTTACCACCAAGTGATAGACCAGATTCAGAAGGTCGTGGAACATATAATTCATCTTATACAGCAGCATCAGAATCATTAGGGTTTGTAACGGGTTCAGAGTTTCACCCTTATGTAACTCAAATCGGACTTTACACCGAAGACGGAGAACTTGCAGCCGTTGGTAAAGTTGCAAAACCTATAAAATTATCAGATGAAATCTCAACTACATTTGTAGTTAGGTTCGACATATAATATTCTTTACTCTTATATTTATTATTGACTAAAACTCAACGGAGAAAACAATGTTTCATTTTATGAAAAAAATGGTTATGTCAATTGTTATGCTTGGTCTTGTCTTTGGACAAAACCCAATCATACGAGTAAAACAAATAGGTACTTGGGATTCACCACAAACTTGGTGGAAAGACTCAGTTACGCAAAATTTAGATACTTTTTTAGCACAAGATACATCAAATCCAGCATTCGATAATAACAACTTTGACATTTGGAGAGATAAAGTCTTGGAAATGGAAGTTACCTTAGATGATGTAGGGGAAGATATTACTACACTTAGGTTTGATATTGCATTCGATAACGACTTAATCACTTGGGTAGAATCAGGTGAAACATCAATCAATGCTTGGAGTCAAGGAGAATCCAAAGTTGTTAAAGGTAGTCATATATCAAGTTGGACTGAAGGTGATGAATCATCAGGAGCAGACTATTCATTTGAAGTAGTTCATTATTCTAATGTTGGTTATCAAGATTCATTAGCAGTCGGAACATCTGAAACATTAGTAGAAGAATCAATATCCGATACAAGATACGATTGGTTAAGAGTTACTATGGTATCACACGGAGTTGACGCAGATAATGACGGAACACCAGATAAAACATTC